AATTAAGGGACGTCAACTGCAAGAGTATGCGGATGAACGAATACGGTCAGTCGCGAACCTTCTACTGTGGTTCCGACATAGCTAGAGCCGTCAGAGGCAGTTGCGGAAATAACGCCCGTGGTTCCATTGGCGAAATAGTCGGTTCCTGCAACACCGAAGTCGGTTCCGGGGGTTCCGGCAGTGGGGGCGAAGTTACCAATTTCACCAATCTTCATGCAGTCAACAATTTCATTTGCCTTGCGAGCCTTGGTCAGAACCAGCACCGCGCGGACGGCGGTGGAATTGCCCTTGCCCTTGACGACCTTGCCCGCAGTGTCCAACGAAACGCCGTAAGGCTTACCGACATCGCCCGAAGGCCAATCGGCAGCCAGAGCGGCGCGGAAACTACCGCCATAAGGGTCAATTTTATCGTAGTCGGCCATTTCTAGACTCCTGCCTTAGAGGTGGATGTAACGACGTAACCGGGTCGCGTGGGGCCACCCAAAAGCTTCGCCATCGACGGATAGAGGGCCGCAAGATCATTGGCGTCCTGCGGGGTCACCGGCTGATTGCCGGTGTTGCCGCCTGCGGGAGGAGTTCCGATCGGCCCCCCGAGATTCGGGGGTGGGGCCTGCGGTGCGCCGGTCTTGAGAAGAAACGGCTTCTTTTCCGCCAAGGTATCGAGCTGCTCGTAAAGGCCCTTTGTAGTGCCCTTGTCGAAATCGATTTCGATCGATTCGAGTTTGAGCAGTTCGACCACGGTATCGACATCAGCCCAGGTGTACTTGATGTTGCCTTCGTCATCGGCGTAATGCTCAATGCCGTACTTGATGCCCAGTGACTTCGCGTAGGCCACGGCCTTTTCGCCCGCTGCCGCCAGCTTCTCGGCATCTTCGGCGCGCTTTTCGGCGGTCTTGAGTGCGGTCTTACGGTCGCGTTCGGCTTGCTGCGCTGCGGTCAGCTGAGCATTTTCCTGTTCGCGCAGAAGATCCTGTGCAGCTTTCAGGTCATCGGCTAGTTTCTTGGTCGCATCATCCTTGGCATCAAGGCGCGACAGCAATTCTCCGAGAGCTTCCGAACCGAAATTCTGCTCAGTTGCTACGGGAGGATTAGGGGTTACAGGATCGTCATCGCCGCCCGTAATGCAGGGCACAAACGCAAGCCATTCTGGCAGGGCGTTAGCTTTGGTCACTGGGAAGCCTTTCATTCGATTTGATAATACTACAGGTTCTCATCGATATACCGGTTATACTGCCCGAGTAATAGCCTCTGCTCAAATGTAGTCCAGTCCATCATTTTAGGTGCACAAAAACATAAACAATTCGGATGTTTTGATGGAACTTGCGATTTACCGTAAGTGCTCAAAGACATTCTTTCGCAATATTCAATTCCGAGGTCTCGTGACCCTGCCAGCCATGCGGCGGAATACGGGTGCGAACCGCTGAGATTCCAGCTCATTCGGTCAACCCAAGGCTTGTCTTCGTTCTGACCGACCGATTGCGCATGGAAAGCGTTGTTAATCTCGGTGCGGCCCAAGCGTTTTGCCGCATACGCTACGCCACCCGGAGTGTCAGGCTTGATGCTTGACGCTACTGCCTTTGCTAAATCGGCTGCCGAATCACCTTTGGCGAGTGCGGAATTAATGATTCGATCCACTGACCCGTTCGCCAATGCACGGGTCTGGTAGACCTGTTTCGATAATGGCTTGTGTGAGATGACAATTCGAGTCAACATCGCTTCAACCCCGCGAGTTGCGCTCTGCCGCATAGAATCTTCGTAGAGCGCGCGCCGTTGCGCATTAGGGAACAGTCGACGCAAGAATCGAGCGTCATCCATGAAACCCGCTTCGACAGCAGCTAGGGCCGCGTCCTGATGTCCAGCCTTAATTGTTCCATAAAGACGACTGAACAGATTTCTAACGGAGTCTCGCGCCGCCGTGCGAGCTTGTCGGAGCTGATACGAGCGGATTTGGCTTCCGATTCGCTCATCGCCAAGCCGTGCACGAATGCTCTCTTCAGCATCATCCGCAGCGTCTCGGAGGGCCGTATCGATGAGTGAGTCATATTTCTCCTGTACGCCAAGGTATCGGAATAGCCAATTACGTTTCTGCCGCCGGTAGCTTGGCTCCGAATCTTCAAAAGAAATGGTCATTTTACACCGGAATGGGAGTTAAAATCCGAGAAGAAAGATCTTGAGTGCCAAACTCAACCCCGAAATGCTCTATCTTTATTGTGTCATTTGATTGAACCCCGTAAAATCCCCAATGAGCTTGAGACCCGTTTGTTTTATTATAGCCAATTGGGGTGTCTTGAAAAGCATATACTTCCGTGCCATCAAACCACATGCCTAATTTTCCCCCTCCTGTTCGCGAAAATTGGAATCTTCCTACAAATCTATGTAATTTACCAGGAGTATATTGACCGGTCCACCGGGTGGTTGCTGTCGGGTTAACTGACGGATTAGAATCAGTAGAAAAATTACTGTCAGCCCTAATAGAATTTGAATCACCTAAAACTAATGCAAATTCCGGAGAGAGACCTATCGTATCTCCTGGTTGATCTGTATATCTCCACTGAAAAATAATACCCCAGGCAGCAGGGATATTTAAAGTTCCAGTTACCCTAAACGGAAACGAAAGCCAAACATCCTGGTCATAAGGCATTGGTTTCATAGAAACCAGTTCAGACCTCCGCTTATAAAAATCGCTGGTAGTAAATGAATTTACCGTGTTATCTCCGGGCTTAACTTCGCAAATATCACGGTTCCAATAAGATAGTGATTTTTTATAGCTGTGCTCCTTATTAGGGCCATGAAGGAACATTTTAGAAACGCCAACCGTCTTAGTATGCATTGAAGCAAGAATAGCAGTATCAGTAGAGTAAACCGAGGAATACCTGTGATCATCGTCAACAAGGAATTCCCTATAATTACCTGAAATCCAAGCTGCAATTTTATAAATCTTTGCAGACCCAATTGCATTTCTTATATTTATTCCTGTACCACCTGATGCAGTTGCATTAGCACTAATAATACCTCTATCTGTCCATACAAACAAAACGTAGTTACCATTAGGGACATTTAGGGTAGCACTTCTTGCTGCTTGAGTCGCAAAAACAGCAGGATTAGCGTCTTTTAATTCATTTGAAATAGAAGGCGAAACTAAAAGATTAGAGATTAAAATTACAGGGCTTATGCTATCTCCTGAGGTAGCGTTGTTTTGCACAATGATAACTAATTTATCATTGGCAACATCAGCAGGTGGCAAAGTGAACACTAGTCTGCCCCCGCCCTTCGCCAAACCAAGCGGAGACGCCATAGTTAAGCCCTTGCTATTTGTTGCCCAGTTTACCCAAACAGAAGTTCTTTCGTACAATTCCGGATTATCCAAATAAATATCAAGGTAGAAAGAAACCTCCCAATCCCCAGAATTTACTCCGGAGTATTCGGGTGTTCTAAGTCCAGCGGAAACTGTTGGGCTTAATGTCATTGAATACTGCATCGATACAATATTTGCATATGTTAAGGTTTTGGCAACTGCCCCGTTAGCAGATTCCCAGCCGGTAGGCAATACTCCACCTGCCCCAATAACCCCCGTGGTATACCCACTAAAACCCGCAACTTTGTTAGCTACAACAGGAGAAACCTCAACATATCCAGGGGTACCGGGAGTATCATGAGTCAACAGTGTAGATTGAGTGACATATTCCCCTAAAGATCTTGAAAAAGAATTATTAATATCACACCAATAATCAGAGGAATACGGAGAAGAGGTCCAAAGAGCCTGCTCCGTAGCGTCGAAAGATGATCTAGCATTTCCCGTTGTTTTTCTAACCATTAAATTACCATATGGAGATTCAGATATTTCCCCTACCACATAAGCGAGACCTGGCACCCATTTTCCGTTGATTTTTTTAGAGTTAGCGATGGGAGACTTTAAATTTAATGCTGTCTGCTGTAAATCAGATATTGGCTTATTTACGTCGGCAGTATTATCAACATTATTTAGCCCTACATGAACTTTGGTAATGCCAGTAGGTGTTCCAGTAAAGGCAGGGTTAGCTAACGGTGCTTTTAAATTTAATGCCGATTGCTGCGCAGCGCTAACTGGCTTATCTGAATCAGCAGTGTTGTCAACATTACCTAGACCTACGTGAGTCTTCGTAACCCCCGATACTGTGCCTGTAAAAGTGGGGTTAGCCAGCGGAGCTTTTAGCGCTAACGCAGAAGCTGTAGTAGCATCATCAGCTTTTGCACCGATAAGTGCCGTTATCGTAGCCGCAAAGTTAGGGTCATCACCCAGGGCTGCGGCAAGTTCATTAAGAGTGTTAAGCGCACCCGGAGCAGCATCAATAACTGCATTAATTGCTGTAGTAATGTCTACAGCGCTAACTGCACCGATTAACGTTCGAATATCAGAGCCTCCCGAAGCTTCTAGAACAGCTTTCCCAAGAGTAGAGGCTCCAATAATCCCGTCTACGTCAACCGAAATATAACCATTTTCAGTTAATTCATCGTAAACGTCTTTGATAAATTTATAATAAATGTAAGCTGAATCCTTTGAGTCACCAATGCTAAATGGACCAGGGCGCTCTCGTGGACCTTCATTCCCAAAAGTAAAATCGCCCTGCTGTTCAAGCAGGGTCATTTGATCCGAAGTAAATGCACTCTCGTTAATCGACCAGCCGTTGTCCGCATTCCACTCCGTAGTTCCCGAAGTAATGCCAGCTTGCGCCCATTGAGCTGCGCTGATCGTATAAGAGTGCCCATTCCCAGTCCACCACACATTCGGCATTTGCTATCCAATCCATCGGTATTCGGTCACGGCGTCACTCGTCACAATGAAATAGCGCCACGGGCAGCCCGCACGATACAGCACCTTCATGCCCTCTTCATCAGCTCCAGTCGGCCCGTCAAAACCCGAAGGATGCGAATGGTAAATGCCCGTAATTGACGCCCCGTACTTTTCGTTTTCAGTAGTATCGATTCGGAAATTCTTTTGTGGTGTATCGTGGGTATTTTTGGTCGGAACGATTTCATTATCGCCAACAATGAACCCGCATACCTCAAAACGATGTCGCGAAGCCCGAAGCGAAAGGGAAGCTTGCGTTTCTTCCGCCAAGGTGCATTCGGTGAGGCGCAGCCAATTTACTTTAGCGGGCGCGATAGGATCGAGAATCGTCATTTCTTTTTGCGCCTCTTTCGGTTAAAGGTGCCTGCGGCAACAGCATTGGAGATCTTAGCGGCTTTAGTTTTCGAATATCCTTTGCGGCGCAAATTGTCATAAAGCTTAGGCTTTTTCAATGACTTACTGCGCTTCCTAGCCATTGCTCAAAACCTGTTCGGCGAATTTCACCGTGGTATCAAGATCAATCAGCTGATCTAGCATTCGATCCATATTTTCACTGTCGCCCTGTGCATGATATTCATATGCTTGCTTGCACAGGAACTTTCGAGTTTCCTCTTTAGTCATCACGTCAGTACCTCAATCGAATTGGTGTCCTGATTGCTTGAATCCGAATTGAACTCTGATGCCATTCTTTCCGCCAAAGGGTCGATGGGCGTTCCGGCCTCGGTCATTGCCTTGCGTTCTTCCTGGGCTTTATCGAAATCGGTTGCCTGCAAATCGAATCCGTAGTTCAGCGCGTTGATTGCATCATAGAATTTGGCTGCCGGGTAGACCCCTAAATTGAACACCGCAACGTGGTTGTCGAACACCTCTTTGTCGTTGCGCGGCATCGCATCGCCGTAGGTCGTCTTGCAACGCAACGTAGCGGGCGGTGTGACCTCTTCATAGGCCGGGAACCACATATGAATGAGGTCATACCACATTTGGTTCTGCTTGGCCGCGCGAACCGCTTCCTTCTCTTTGCCTTTCGCGAGAATCGGCCCCAGCTGCAAGCGCAGGGAAATGCCGGATTCAGCGGTTTGCACGTCAACTCGACCGACCGCAATCTCAGGAACGCCCTTGCCCTGTTGCATGAACTCGGCTGCCTTGCTGATGTGATCCAGCATTGGCGTGACCGAATTGACCCCGCCGAGGCGTGCAATCGTCTTGCCGTCAGGAACCTCGATCATGCGTGCGGGGCCAAACTCCCACGGAACCGGATTGCCCGCTGCATCTTTCGGTGGCGTAGCATCGGTCGAGTACATCCCTAGGCCCGCGATCGCCAGGGTAATGTCTTCATCAGTCATCGTCTGATTGACTGCGGCAATGAGGGTTTCAATTCCGGCTAGCTCCGAACGCCCGAACATCGCGTTCTGCAATCCCGCGTTGGGGATCAGGTAAATCGGAATCGACTTGATTTGTGCCGGAAGGTATTTCGGCTCCACTAGAACTTGCAGCTGTTCGATGTCGCGTTGCTCAAGAGTGCGGTCGTCCCACTTGCCTTGGGTGAAAACCCTTGAGTCGTAGATGATTCGGCCCGTAAATGCACCAGTCAGTGCGTTGCGCTCGCGCATGTAGGTTTGGCGCTTGGCGGCGAGTTCCTTTTTCTTCGGGTCAGGATGGGTGACCGGCTCCACCAGATAGCAACCAATTTCCTTGCCATCCACCTTGTCCACGATCGGGAAGTAGGTCGATGGGTCCAGGTCATGCAGTGAAATGCGTGCGCCCTTAGGCTTGGACTCATCGGCGGTCAGGTAGAACGCGGAATCCCCACGGACACAACCCCATCGCTTATTTGCGGTGTGCTTGAGGGCGAATGCTTCTCTGTCCCACAGATTTTCCAGCAACGATTGCACTTCATCGTTGCTTTCCGATAACTCAAAGCCAACATCCACCGCATGAAACCGGCAGATCGCCTCGATGATCGTTTCCGACGACGGCACGTAGATTTGCTGTTGCTCGGAATCTTCACCGCGCAGAATGACTCGAAATGAATCAGGAACATTGGTGTAGAAATCTTCGTAGAGGGTGTAGGTTCGAAGTCGGGCCTGATCGAATGGGCTGACCGCGTTGGGAATGCTGACGCTGACGGCATCCGCATATGATTTAGCGGATGCATATTGCCGCGTGGAATCAGCCATAGCAGGTATCCTATCGGGTTGCGCGCAAAATTGCCTATGAGCCTAGCCGGTTAATCAGATCGATGACGTTTTCCTGCCATTCCGAGCGGTCTTCCGAGAGCGAAACAGCCTTTCTTTCCCTCGGTGCCCTGCGAAAATACATTTTACCTGCGGTGATGCCGCTGGGCCGGTCTTCGGGTCGCAGCGACTTAACCCATGCCTCACAATCGGCTATCACCGGGCAAGTTTCGCAAATGGATTTAGCGATGTCACGCGCTTGCTCGGTATCGATGTTCCAGTCGAGATTGCGGCCTCCGAACTCATCGCGGATGTACCCAGCCGTTCGATGCGCGGTTGCGTCGAAAAGATCATGCTCACCCACACACGCGGCCCCGGGTAGCGACGGAGCGCCGCCCATCGCTTCAAACATCTGCCCTACCTTGGCGGAGCGAAGGGGACGGTTCGTCAATCGTGCAGGGTCACTCATAATAAGCCCTTTCTACCGCATCCTCCATCGGGTCTGAGTCGCGCTTGTACTCGTATCCAACTGGCTCGTGGTCCGTGATCCTCATATAACGTTCTGGCTTGCCTGCGGGCTGTTGTGAACCGACGTTCTGCGAACGCCGATTTCGACCCATCGTCATAGAACTCACGCGAGACTCGCCCCGCTGGCCCGCCTGACTGCGCTCACCGAATCGGCCCGCCATGAACCGTCCGACTGCCTCGGGTGCGTGGTCATTGAGTTTCAGCGGATTCTCAAATCGTTCGGTAGACGTTTCCTGGTGCTCGTCTTTGCGTTCGGCGTATTTGTAGACCTCGAAGTCATTGATCGATCGCACGCATTTCCAGTCAAACATCATCTGCGGACGCCAGTCCCGACCAGGTTCCTTTGAATTCCGGTATACGCCATAGGAATCCGTCACGCCCTTTTTGAGCGCGATCCGAATCAAGTCAAGCCGCACTTTCAACTCTCCGCCCGTGCCGCCTTGGCCCTTGATCATCAGTTCCTCTTCGAGCACCGCCGTGGCATCTGGCCGCGCGGGGTCCGGGTAAAAGACTTTGAGGGCAGCGGGATTCATCCCACGTCGGCGAATCTCTTTCGCGAATTCAAGCGGGGTTTGCCCTTCGGTGTACACCTCATCAAGGAAGTTAATTTCACCGTTAGGTCCAATCTGACCTAGAAGGAACACGTTTGGGTTTCGGAAACCGTAGTCAGCACACCCGAAGGTTTCCCATCCAGGGTTGAAATCTAGTGTGCCGCAATGGTAATTTGGGTCGAAATCCTTGAACGTTTTCCCGACATATTGAGTAAAGTCAGCTCCAATTTCTTGTCGAAATTTTTCTGCTGGCTGATCACCCATCGACTGAACTATTTCAGAGTCTATGGTGAATTTGTAAGTGTTAAAAATATCATAAATGTCAACTCCTGCATTCTGCTCAATCAGAGTCAACATACGTTCAACATCTTTGGTCTTCGTCGGCCCGAAAATAGACGTATTGAACCACGACGGCATCCGCCAGGACATCCATTCCGGGTCAGAAGTCTGCCCGCGCTTGTAGAGGTCGTAGAGGTGATTACGACCCTCAGGCGTAGTCGAATGCACCGACCAGCCGTGAGTGTCCATGAGCATTGGGCGAATGTACTTCGTCCAAATGATCGGCTTCATTTTCGCTGCTTCCGCCATCACAACGCCCGTCAGGGACTCGCCCACGAGTCGATCAGGATCAACAGCGGATTTGACGTGGACCTGAAAAGCCCCGCCCCACAACGAAATGTGCATCTGCCCCGACATCGGCAGGTTGTACGATCCCGGGGTATCGAACGGAACTCCCAAGCGCTGCAACTGATTCCACAGAACGCGGAATTCTTTTTCACCTTCCGAATAGGTCGGACCAACAATCCAGAATTCTCGGCGCTTGCCCATCGACAAAAGGTCTTCGCGCATAGAATACGCAATGAACGCTTCGGGAATTAAACGATTCCCGCCATAAGCTGACTTCCCCAGGCGACGACCGGCCACGATTACCTGATGGCGATGATGATCTTCGTGAAGCATGACCTGAGCCGGATGGGGCTCCCATAGCGGAATCAAATCGCCGCGTGAATTGGGAATGGTCTGGTCGAAAATCGCCCATTGGTCGAGTAGTGCCGCAGTCATCTTTCCTGCACAGGTTCCGGCTCAGGCTTCGGGTGCTTGGTTTCTCGGTGTCGAGCCC